TTGCTACTGCTTGTTCTGCCTTCGGAGCAACAGCCTCAACCGCCTTCGGCAATGCACCCTCAACAGCTGGTGCTACAGTAGGCGCAATAGCTTCAGCAATAGGTGCAACTTTGCGAGTCAATGCTCCACCAACTCCTTTAGCCAATCCAACCAACCCACCGCCGGTAGGCGTAAGAATGGATGCAGCCGTTGTGGTTATTGGATACTTCTCAACATCGCGCTGTAAGACTTCGCTGATGCGAGCCATACGCTCTGGACCTAGCAACGCTTTGCCAGCGGCCTCTTGTCCCTTTTGGCCTGCGATGAATCCACCGATACCAGCAATAGCTCCAGTAGCTAGCTTTGGCAGTATGCCTCCAGGTGTAAGTGCAGCAGCGGTTTCAGCAGCCACAGCACCAGTAGTTGCTGGGATTACTTGGCTTGCAACAGTGCGTGCAATCGCACCAAGCCTGCTGGGTTCTTCTGGCTCAAGCTCAAAGGAGTCAACATTGCCATCCTTGTCAGCTTCAAAGCGTACTACCTTTCCGTCCTTGTTTCTTCCAATTGCAAAGCCAACTCCAGTAGCCTTATCCGTTCCAGACGATACGGTTTCAATGCCAAGCCTGTGCGCTTCCTTTACGGCTGGAATTGCTGGCGTTTCGATAATGCCTTCAGCCAACGCCTGCGCTGTTGGCTTGTATCCTTCGGCTATCGTGCCATCTGGCCTGCGGATCGTACCCATAGCATCTACCGCCTTGCCAGCCTCAATGGATGCTTGTTGTGGCGTTGCGCCAGCTTGTAGTTGACGTTGTGTTTCTTGGTCAAGAATGGCTTTGCGTTCTGGCGAGATAACGTCCTCTGGCTTTCCACCAGATGCCAAATATTCGGCCTTAGTTAAGTTGCCAGCTTCTTCTTGTGAAAGTGGAGCAAACTCTAAATCTTGTTCCTGCTCTGGAACAAACTCAAGCTCTGGCCCTATAGCCATTGCTTACTGCCTCGCTTGCAGTCTACCTGGTTTCCCGTTGATATAAATAAGTTGTCCAGGCTTTACGCCTGCTGCCTTTGCTTCTTGGAGACTATTGAAATTCTTTGGTGCTTCTGGCTGTGCTGGTGCTTGCGCTGGAGTCTCTGGTGCTACTTGTGCAGGTGCTTGTAATGGCATAGTCGGAGACTGATACTCTGGAACATTTGTTTCCATCTGGCCTGCTTGTCGGTTAAAGCCAAGTTCGGCCAGTTTGTTCCTATAGACACCAGCTTCAGCCTCTATGTCTTTTAGTACATCAGCGCGTGGTTTTGCTCCAATCAATCCAAGTCCAGCTTCCATAGCAAATGTGCGCCTATCTCCCTTCGCAATTTCAACCTCTTGCTTTACGCGCTTCTTCTGCAATTCTTTTAGCCTATCGCTTAATTCAGCGCGCTGAGTTTCAATGTCTTCATTTTGAAGGCTCTGCTCGTTGCTAATCGTGTTGCCAATCCCAGCAAGGTAAGGAGCAAACGCTGGGTCTTGGCTTAAAGCTGGAAGATCTTTTAGCTTGCCTTTAACTTTTAATCCACCCTTCTCGAAGCTAAAGTCAACGTCTGGCTGTTCTTTGAGTGCCATTGCGCGTTCTTCAAGGGCTTGTTTCCTTTGTGCTTCAGCTACGGCTTGCTTCTGAAGTTCGTCTTGGCGAAACATATTCATCAATTCTGGTACATCTAATACTGCCATAAATCTCCTTATATCTTGATTAAATTGCCAAGGCCAGTAGCAATCTGTCCGAATTGTTCAGCACCACTTGGCTGCCTAGAAATCGCACCAACCTGCGCTCCGTAAGTGCTAGACAAGTAATTAGCCTGCGATCCATATAAATTTGTAAACGCATTTTGAAGTTGAACAGGAATCTCTGGATTGGTTGTCTGATAGAAGTTAGCAGCCGTAGAAGGTTGTTGGTTAAAACCACCAGGCAAGGCTTGATTGGCCTGAACGTAATTCTGCATTGCGTTCTGCTGTTGGGCTGTGCGCGCTTGAGAAAGGTTGTAGATGGAAGGTCCACCAGCAACAAAGCCAGAAGCCGCGCCAAGACGGTTCTGAAGCAACGCATCACGGAAGGCTATGTCAGCCTTCAACGCATCAGATGTGTTTTGTCCAGAAGCAAGGAACTGTTGTGCCGCACCATAGCGCGCCAGCTTGCGCTGTTCACCAGCAAGGCCAGTTGTGACGGCTTCCTCTACCGCAGGAGCAACGCCAAAGATGTTGCCTCGCGCTGTCTGTGCTGCCCTAGCAGCCTGCTGATATTGCCTCTGCTCTTCAGCACCCAATTGCGAGCCAAGGGCAAGTTGATTGATTGCCTCTTGTTCTAAATTGCTACGGAGTTGTTCGGCTTGGGCTGACTTAGTTTCTCCGACAGGAGCAGTAGCCATCTCGCGATACTGCTGACCAAGAGCAACTGAAGTGCGGTAAGAATCTGGATCAATCTGGTAAAGCTGTTGCGATGCGCGTTCTTCTGGTAGCTGGACGTAGGATCTGAAAGAAGTGATTTCTTTTAGCCCTTCTGGACTATCCATTGTAATAGGCGTGAAATTCTTTTGCATATCCTGCGCGCTTGTAACTGCGCTGGTTACGCTTTTTAAATCATTATTCAGTTGGTTAATAAATGTTTCGGAAGAAGTGCGCCTAGCATCACCAGCAGGAAGATCGGCAAGAAGTTTATTAGCTGTATCAAGACGTTCCTTGATTCCAGCAATCTGAGCGTTGCCACGATCAATCACACTATTTAGGCGGGATAGCTTTGAGTTATTGTAATCGTCAATAATATTTTGATCTGATACTTGGAAATTTAATTTTGTTGCAAGATCAGAAGATCCATAGTTACGACCAGCAGAAAGTTGAGCCAATGCGTCATTAACTCCCTGCCCAACATTTGGGTTATTTGTTCCCATTGCATTGCCAGTTAACTCTCTTATTTGAGAAGCTAAAGAGTTTTTATTTGCTTCGTCTGAAAGTTGTTTATCTACATTTTCCTGTAGTTTTGCAATCTTTACTTCATTGCTTTTCTGTGCGGCAGAAGCGTAATCAACTTTATTTGCTTTTTCGATTGCAGAAAAGAATGCTTCTGGATCTTTTCCAGATCCAGTTACACCTGTTTTTGCGTCCTTCCATACTGATCCCCATGCTGTTCCATCATATCGCTTATTTGTTTCTACTATATTTCCATCCTTATCAACCGAATATTCTGTCCTATTATAAATAGCCATATTTTTAAACAGTTAACTTTGGATTTGAAATGTTTGTTCCAACTGTTCCATAGAAATCAACTGGTCCTGGCTGGCGGTTAAACGCTACATTCTGCTCAACCGAGGCATAAGGCGATGTTCCGTAAAGACGCTCGAACTGGCGGGTCATCTGATCGCCCAATCCACGATTCAAGGCATACGCCTGGGGGCTAGTCTCATACTGCCTACGAAGCGATTCTAGGGTGCGCTGTGGGCCATATTGACGCTCCAATTGCATCCCAGCCTGCACACCTGCTTGTTGATCTAAAGCTGATAACTGGCGTTCAAGTGAACGCTGTTGTGGCATATATTGAATGCGAAGCTTATTTTCAAGCTGTGCCATTTCTGGTGCTTTTTCAATATAAGTCTCAATATTCTTCTTGTACGCCTCTGCATTGGCCTGCGCTACCGCTGCTGGATCGGGCGGAGGCGGGGGTGCAGGAATTGAAGGTCCTCCACCCATATTAAACCCTAGCCTTTCGCATAAATGTCATATAGTCGTAACTCCTTGGTTTTCCAGAACGATTAAAGGTGATCCGCTTGCGAGGACCAAAACGCTCCCAAAGGAGCAACAGCAAGCACCTTAAGGATTTAGCACCTTTTGAGGAGATAGTCAAATCAACAAACACATTCTCGCCATCCTCGCTATGCACATAATGGTTAGGCTCTTGCCCATTTTTTACGCACCTAGCCAAAGCCACTCCAGCAATCCCATCTTTATCCTCAACAATGCCAACCATCCCTTGCTTCTCAAACCAGCAAAACCACTCAGCCAGGTTAGGCCACATAGCCTCTGGAACACCGCTTTGCTCAATGTACTCCACAGCCGTCATACGTTCTTTTGCACCTCAATTGTATCTGGGTTGGCTGCAATTATAATGCCACGGATAGAGAGCTTCTTGGATGGTGCGGAAACAATCATACGCATATTGCGCCACTTCTGATATGATCGCAGGCTGTTGGCAACACGCTTTACAGTTTGTGCTGACAGCGTGGCTTGTAGCGTGAACGGAAGAGTAATTCCACCAGCAGAACGAGTATCTACGCTGGATGCAATCCCAACTGTTGTTCCATCCGTATCACGCCTCATGCTGATGCTGGCGTTGGTTGATCCAGAGTTATAAAACTCAATCTCATAGTGCGACCCAAACTTCTGCGCTATGCGATCATCAAACTCGTAAGCCTTGGATGCCACCGAACTTGTGTAGCTTCCTGTGGAAGTATAATCCACATAGTCTGATGTTGGGTCGGCTGAGTCTGCATCCTTGTAGCCAAGGTAATGACCAACCTTGCTTGTCGGACTTCCGAATGCAAGCTTTTGTGAGTTTGTTGCGAATCCAGATGAAAAGTTTGTAATCACCATCCTAGACGCAGCGATGCTCCACAAGCCTTCAAACGCATTGAATAAAGCATTATAAACCAAAATATAATTTGGAGTGGTTGCTGTATCTAGCGGGATTGCCAGAAAGTACCTATTGTTGTAAAAAGCAGCGTTACAAAGCGTGACATAGTTCTTGTTAATTCTGGCAATGATATTCTTGACAGGCTCGCTAATTGGCGTTCCTACAATATAGAAGTCATCTGCAATAGACCTGGCCACAGACCTAATTCCGTCATTAGCCAGAAAGAATACGTCTTTGTTGACGAAGTTTACAGACCTGCCAGATACGCATCCAATCCTATCGTTGAGCAGTCGCACTGTCCAACCAGCAGCAGTTGTTTGGGTTGGGTCGGCAGTTACCAAGTAAATCTTGTTTGGCTTAAAGACAAGTATCTCGTAATCGTAGAAAGGCTGGATGGCAACAATGTCCTCGCCGTCATCACCGCCAATAATGATGCTATTGGTTGATTTCCATACTTCGGCATCAAGGATGTCTGAGGCATAAAGCGTATTTCTGTCTTCATTACTTCCAACTGCAAATAGCCTATTTGTAAATTGACGCACTAGACGAAGACCAGTTGGCGCAAGAGCAGAAATGCTGGCTGTTGCTGTAGCTGTTCTGTGATTCCCGCCAGCAGGAGGTGCAGCTATTGTAACTGTCGGCGCAGATGTATATCCAGATCCAGCATTTGTAATTGTTATGCTAGATACGCTCCCGCTTGTTATTTGAGCAATGGCTGTCGCATTTGTTCCATAGGTTAAATTTGGCGCGCCTATTGTTACTGTTGTTGTGGTTGTGGAATATCCATTCCCAGCATCTGTTATTGAAATTGATAATATTCTTGATCCTTGTTGAAAATCATTTGTTTCGTTTGAAAACTTCAAAACACTTGTTCCATCTGTATAAAACAAATTATTATTAAACTGCGAAAAATCTACTTGAACGCTGGAGTTGGCAACAGTACCACCTGTAGTTGCAAAAGTATTCGAGCTTGTCGACCTAAAAATTGTTCCATTTGTAGCTACAATCAAACGATCTGTTGTTGGGCTATCAAAATAGTGCATCCCTTGTATGCTT